AGTCGCAAAGGAAGAACCAAAACCTGAACCAAGCGAAGGGCTCAAAATAAAGGTCGAAAAACTGGAAGAGGAACTCAAAAAGTTCAGGGACGAGTTCAAGCCAGTCCAGACATCAGCAGATGTCAAAATTGAAGCAGTCGCAAAAACACACAGCGACATAATGAGCCTATTGAGGTAAAAAACATGGCAAAACAATTCAGAACCATCGAAGAGATGGAAAAATTCTACTACACCGAACCATTGAAGGTTATCGCTGAAAAGCAGGGTATCACCGTTGACGAACTCGTTGCAAAGACCAAAGAGGAAGCTCTTGAGGTCGAATCATTGACAAAGGCCGCACCAGTTATCACATCCACGACAGGTGCCCTAAACTATGTTTATGGTGCCCAGCTATGGTCATCCGTATGCACAGAGGCAAACGCCTTTGGAATGCTACCAAAGAAACCCTACGACAAGGGTGGTTACAGGGCAATCACAGCGGCAGCTGCAACTACATCCGCAGGAACATCAGAATCCGGTTCAGTCCCGGCATCACTAAAACCAACACTCGCAGCAGTTGACGTTGGCCTAAAAACACTCTCTGCAACAACCGAAATATCCGAAGTCCTATCCTTACAGGAAGGAAAAGACGACGTTGCAACATGGGGCGAAATGCTCGCTTATGCAAAGGACGAGTTCTTGAACAGAGTCAACAGGGGATTACTCACCGATAACGACACAGTCGCATCCACAAACATTGAATCTATTGACAGAATTGCAGGTTCCTATTCCGAAATAGCAGGATGTTCCCAGACGGCAAACGACCTTGATATCTATGGAATCGACAGGGACGGCGGGGCAGGATGGACAGACGCATACGTTTCACACGCAAGCGGAACCGACAGGACTTTTGCATTGTCCCTTCTTGATACAGTAATCGACGGTGTTGCACCCTACTGGAAGAACAGAAAGAACAAGGTCATATTAACAGGTTACGACACAGCAAGAAGGATTCAACAGTTAGAGAACCCAAAAGCCACATACACACCTGACATGAGCGTTGAGTTCGGTGTCAACGGTGTCCAGACCAGAAAAGGAATCGAAGCCGGAATACCTGTTGCATCCTACGACGGAATACCAATCATCGTGTCAAACAACGTTCCAAAGGATACAATCTCAAGAGTATATGTCCTTGACCTTGACCATCTATGGATTGCAGTTGCAAGACCTGTAACTTATGTCGAATCGTCTGATCCATTGGTCGTTGGCTTCCAGAAGAGAGGAGTCTTCTCAATGGTTGGGGAACTTGTCTGCACTTGCTTCGCAGCACAGGGAAAACTAAGAGATCTCAAGTGAGGAAACTCACTTGTTTTCATTTTATTTTTTGAGGTGGTGAAATGAAAGTAAGATATGACGGGCCGGAATCAATGTTCAACTATGAGGGCAATGTGACGGGAAGACGCTATGTCTTTGTTGGAAACATACCCACAGAAGTTGATGAGAAGGATATACCGGTCTTTGCACAGGCGGGAGGATTTACCGTATTGAGGGATGACATACTTGGAACTATCAAGACAGATGAAGTCAAGGAATCACCACAGAAAGTTGAGGCTCGAAAGAAAAGAATAACAAAGGACGTTGAGGAATAATGGGAGCAGCATTCGCTACAGCAATCGTTGGAACTTCCGTTTTCGGTGACAAGAAGGTCAGTTGGGGAACATTCACACCTTCAGGCGGATCAGAAGGCGGCAACATTGACACCGGCTTGAAATCTTGCGAGGGTATTGAACTTCAATATACCGGTTCTTCCGCTTCGACAGACGCACCAGTCTATAATGAAACTTTCCCTTGCGACGGTAGTGCAGTAACAATAGTCACAGTCGCAGACACAGCTGGAATATGGTTTGCGTGGGGGAGCTAAATGGCATTTACATCAACAATCACAGGTTACTCCTATTGGGGAAGTAAGAGGATGAACTGGGGAACATGGTCAACAGACACCACAGGCGGCAATATCGATACAGGACTAACAATGTGCGAAGGTATCATTTTACAATACACAGGGGAAGCTGTCGTTGCAGACCAACCGGCAATAAATGAAACATTACCTATTGCTGGAAGTGCGATAACGATAGTCGTGACCTCTGGAGCAGACGGAATTTGGAGGGCTTGGGGGTATTAAACATGGCATTTACATCAGCAATCACAGAATCTATAATTATCGGGAACAAGAAGGTAACCTTCGGGACTTTCACCACAAGCTCGACAGATACAGGCGGGGACATAAACACCGGCCTTGCAATGTGCGAGTTCATAAAGCTCGACTATTCGGGAGCTGCCGCAGGGGCGACTTGCATCATGGTCAATGAAACCTTACCTTGTGCCGGAAGTGCAGTAACAGTAGTTCATGCAGCATCAGCAGATGGATATTGGTGGGCATTTGGTTATTAGGCCCACAGGAGTTGAACAATAAATGAAAAAAATTACAATCACAATAATATTGGCCATGTTGATGGCCCTGATGGTGAGTCCGGCATTGGCGGCTGTCAACGTGGCAACGGTGCAATACGACGGGGCTTGCACAACCTCCACCGTTGCAGTATCAAGCGGGACTGTATCCGTTGTTTTGACGGCGGTCAAAGACTTCAACATCACTTACAGCGGCGAACCTGCAAGTGCGGTCACTATCACAATAGACGCAAACAGCTTCGACATCATAAGGACAGCTGTCCCTGTAATTAACATTGTTTATACTGGGGATGCAACAGCCTGCACAGCAACAATAGCGGCAGACACCTTGACATTGACAAGGGACGCAAACGCAACAAACACAACTTACGACCTGACAAATGCAAATTACAACACAATCGCCGAAGTGGTCGCTGCAATAGCGGCAAGGGACGATTTCAACTGCACAGTCTACGGGACAACTTACAACGCCTTCACATCAGCCGATTTGGTTGACATGGAAGCCACAAGTTGCAAGACGGCCCTTGACCTGACATTTTCAGGAACACAAACTTGGGATATCACTAACGCCGCATATGACACAAGGGGCGAAATGATAACAGCATTGAGTGCCGTAACAGATATCACAATAGTCGAGTGGGACGGTGACGACGATTCAGTCGCAACAGCTTTCGTTGACGTATCAACAGAGGACATCACAGAACCTTTCACAGTGACAACTACCGAAACCCTGACCTATACAGTTGCAACTTACAAGACCTTTGGGGAACTTGAAGATGCTATGGAATCAAGGGACGACATATCAGTCACACCATCCACAGACGTTTATGTTCAGGCAAGATTTGAAACTCTCGCAACAGCACCTCTTGACGATCTTGGGGCGGCAGATATCAAAGGCACAACAGCAACACTTGCGGCAGGCGGAACAATCGACGACTCATTCAGCCCATATTACAAGATATCTGGAACACTTGACGACGTGTTGTTCTGTATGCAGTTACGACAACCGACCAAATGGTATGTTGCTTACGAATCAAGCGGAACAATCTATGTGATTGGCGGGCCATAAAAGAAGGGGATGGATTTGATGGACAGTTCACAGGTCACTAACGCAATAATTGGGATACAACAGGACTTGGCCACGATTAAAAACGACTTGGAATGGATAAAAAAAAATTCTACAAGCGAAAATCTTGCCATAAAAGAAGTATGCACAAGGATTGAGGAAGTCGAATCTTGGCAGGAGAGGGCCGAAGGGGCTATCACACTCGCAAAGATACTCGGTGGAATGGGGGCTGTTGGGCTGTTCATGAATATTTTGGAAAGATTATTCGGTGTTTGACATGGCAGAAGCTTTCAGGATACAATACACAGGTTCGCAAAGTTCGGCGACAATGTATATTGAGAATTATGTGCTTACTCTTACGATAGGCTCATCAACAACAACTTATGCACTGACAAACGCCTCTTATGACAAATTAGCCGAGCTTGTCACAGCACTTGACGCCGTAACGGATGTTGTATGCTCTCTTGTTGCGGCAGGGACAACATCGTCATCATTGTTAAATGACATCTCAAAAGATTACAAGGCTGACATCAAGACCTACATCTACACAGCAGGTTATTCAAATTACACAAGCCCGAAGAAGATTTGCTCCATTGTCAGAAGGACAGCCGACAAGATACAGCAGTCTTGGCTTGACGAGGCTGACGCTTTCATTGAAAACCTCACCGGCCATGTTTTCAGGTCAACAACAATATCTGCAACGGATATCAACGTCCCAAGCGGCGACATACACACAAGCGAAGACTACGCCTACCTCTATATACCAAGCTCAAACGCTTTCACGCTTGATCAGTATCCTCACGTCACAACACTGACAACATTGACGGTCAACGGAACTTCGGTAACGCCGACTTATGTTATAATCGACGGGAACACCCTGAT